GTCAAGCGTTTGCTGTGTAAAAAACCGTTGTGCCCGTGTTGTTGCATGGCGTTTGCGCGGGCTTTGATGCGTGCTTGGTCGTTGGCTTGGCGTGTTCGGTTGCCTCTGCGGCTGTTGCATGTTTTGCATGCTGGTGTGAGGTTGTCCATGTCGTGTGAGCCGCCGTGTAGGACTGGGACGATGTGGTCTGCTTCGGTGGCTGGTTGGCCGCAGTAGGTGCACTGTGGTTTGTTGGCTAGTAGCCGGGCGCGGTTGGCTTTGTAGGTGGGGTGGGAGTGTTCTTTGCCCATGCTCACGCGCCTTCGGCTTGTGCTAGCGCGGCCTCCGGCCTTGCTGCCAGTTGTGTGTGCTTGATCGTCATGCCGGGCTCGAGTCTGTTGGGTTTGTTTGTTGTCAACTGTAGCGACGTGTGTTAGGGCAGACGGGTGTAATGCTCCACCCCGCGGGTTGCCTCTAACCGCGTCCCTATTGCCTTGACACTTGATCGCTTCAACGCATTGCCCCGCCACCTTCGTCTAGCTGTTTTAGGGCGCGTTGATCTACCCCCGTTACCGGGTGTCATCCACCCAGGGCGCGACCCCTGGTAGGTCATGGGCTAGTTCAGTTGTAACGGTCTGGTCGACTCAAACGATCTGTAATGAATTCAAGGTCGCTTGGTCGCACAATGTGATTCTCTATGCCAGCCAAGCCAAACGCGGCCAGCCAGTTGTCCTGACTTGTCGTCGTTTTGCCTCGCTCGGCTTTGAGTTCTACCACAAGCATTTGTCCACGGTTCGGGTGCACCAACACCAAATCTGGGAAACCGACGTCGCCTTCAACATGGGTTGCCCACCTGCCGCGTATGTTCATGGCGGGCAGGTCGTGGTGCACTAGCCAGCCGTAGCGGCGTGCGATGTTCAACACAATCGACTTCAGGTCTTTTTCGGTCATGCGGCCCGCCACCAAGTAACACCCCAAGGGTCATGCTGACAAGTCACCAAACCGTCTTTGTGCATGGCACGCAACACAGCATGAAACCAGGACGGCCAGTCGACTGCGCCGAACAAACTGCGCTCAGTGTGCCATTGCCCGTCAGCCAAAACGGCAGCAATCTCATCGCGTTCGGTCATGGCTTTAGCCGCCACATTTCGCCATGAAACCGCTGGTCGTACTCAACTACGCCAGCGTCACACAGCTCCACCAACGCCTTCGAGACATGCCCCCAAGGTTGATACAACGGTGACGCGTTTCTAATGGCGTCGTGTATTGCGTCAATGCGAATCCACCCGGCTGCGTCCGTCAGGACTTGCAGCACCTCGGCCTTGTAATCGCGGGTCATTTCCATGACTCGATCAGTTGGCTGGCCTGTCGAGCAGTTAGCAATTCAGGCACGGCGTTGAACCGCGACTGGCATTCGTCAAACAGCCCTTCGTCGTCCAACCCACGGTTCTTTGCCAGTTTCTTGATGTATTGCAGTTGGCGTTCGGTGACAATGCCGGCAAGCGCGCTGCCAGCCTGCACCACGTTGCCACCTTGTCGCTCCACCTTCTGCATTTCCTGCCTAGACGGCCGTGCGCCAGGCTTAGTCCCAAGGGGGCTATTCCCGATCATCCGTCCCACACTGCTGGTCTCACAATTTTCCACAAATGACGTTTTGTTGACCGGGCTTGAGCCGTGCACTTCCTCGGCGTAGCCCGTCGCAATCACGCGGCCATCGACAATGCCCTCGGCACGAAACACGACGGTTTTGCCGTCGTAATGCACCATCGTGGTGACGATCTGGCTGTCAGGGTATGCGGCCCACCAACGCACCAAGCGTTCTTCAACCGTTTCGTAGTTGCTTAGATCAAATGCCATCGGTCTGTTCTTGTTCTAATTGCTGCCTTGCGTTCATAATCATAAAAGCGGCGTCAATTTTGTCAGCATGTGCCAATGCGCTGATTTCGGGGTGATCTGGGTATGCGCAATGCATAATGGTGACCATTGCACGCAATTGGGCTGGTGTTGCTAAACCAGTTTCTTTGTCAATTTTGCTGCAGCAATCGGGTCGTAGTTTTTGCTTTTTTGCCATGTCGGGATGCTCCTAGTTAGACCAGTTCCCACACCCTAATCGGTGTCGCGTGCCGGCGACGCGATGGCCGGTACTGGTTCGTGAAACGGATTTTGCCGGCTTTGTGTAGGCGCGACATGATCGGGCCGATCGCCCGGTTGTCGTGCGCGACCGTTGACGGGTGATGCTCAAGCCATTCCCAAACGTCGTCGGTGGTGAATGTGCGATGCATCCGGCCGACGGTCAGAACAGCGTTTTCGCAGTCTGCGTCAAATTGTGGGTTGGTGTTGCCGGCGATCTGTTCCATCGCCTGTTCGGCTTCTTGCCGGGCGTCAAACAGCGTGGGCTGTGTCATTGGTCCATCTCCATCAACGTTTGGGCGGCTTCCATGAGGACGGCGGCGTCGGCGGTTTGGCCGGACAGCTCGAGGTCGGTGGCGATGAGCCGGATGCGGCGGCCGAGGCTTTGGCGGTCGCGTCGCCGTTTCTGGGCTGGTGTGAGGCTTAGTTCGTCAAAGAAGTTTTGCCACATTTGGAAACTTGCGTCATTGATCATTTGTCGGGTTCCTTCGCTTAGTGATTCGGGCCAGTATTCGTTGCTGTTCATTTCATACCCCATGGGTGCCACCCAGAATTACGCCAGATCGCAAGACCGGCGCGCAGGTTGGTTTCCGAGCCGTACAGGTCGTCGCAGTCGGTGACGATGCCGTGATGCTGAAGCCAGCCGGTCGGCCAGTTGCTGTTCGGCAGGCACCAAAAACCGTTGATTTGTAGCAGGCCCCTCGAGCCGCCCATCGGGTCATCAGGATTGTGCACCGGGCCGGGCGTGCAACGCGACTCTTTCCACAGGACGCGGGCCAATGTGGCCATTTCCTCAGCCGGCCAACCCACGTTGAGGGCAAGTTGCAGGGCTTGTTCGCACGCGGATTTCGGTTGCGGTTCAACCCACACGGTCGTGGTGGTGCTGGTCGTGGTGGGCACCGTTTCGGGGATCTCCCCGTAGGGGTACTCGTACACCGTGGCGGGGGGTGCTTCCAGAATGGCACCAGACGCGTCAGGAGCCTCTGGGAGCGTCGCAAGACCGAACAGGGTGGCTATGTAGCCCACAATCAGGATTTCGGCTTTCATTCGGCCACCTCCAGTTGGTACGGGACGCCCCATGAGTCGCCGACCGCGTTCTTGAACGCGATCTGGGCGTGCAAGACGCGCAGCTCCTCGGTGTCCCTGAAGATTTGGACGAGCACTTGCTGGCCGTTTTCTAGGACGGTTCGCATGACCTCGTAAATGTAGGTTTGGCACTCTGCCATGTATTGCTCCTTTCGTCGGGTGACACCGACCCTAGAGCACTACTTCAGGGTTGTGGTGGATTTGGTGGGAATACCAATGCCAGCGCGGCTTTCATGGCTTCAGGGTTGGCTCCCATGGCCGGCGAAATCTCAATGTGGAACCAGTCGCCGCCGGGTGCACCCGACACGGTGCGGCTGTCGTATTTGCGCCACCGGCCGCGGTCGCAGCGCCACGCCCTACCCCACGGGTGCGGAAAATAGTCGATCACCATTTCAAGCCCGATCGCGTCAGCGTTGGCGACCAGCTGGTCAATGATGCGACACGCGGGCTGATACCAGTTTGGTCGGCCACGTTGGTCGGCCATGTCACGCCAACTCATGTCCACCGCCCTACCCGTGGCGTGCACCGACGGTTGCCCGGGTTTGCCTTTCATGTCGCGTACACCCCACGCGCCGTTGTTCCATAGGCCGCGTTGGGTTTCGCGCTCGAGCGTGCGGATCAGGATTTGCAGGCCTGCGGTGGTGCCGCCGGCGACACCGTTGAAGCCGGTGTAGGGGCGTCTAGTGACCGCTGTCTGTTTCTTGGCTGCCACGCCCAAATGCCTTGTCGTTCGGGTTCAACCAGCGCAATAGCGGGGGGAGCACTGCTGCGATGCCTGCCGCCAACAGTTTTTGCGGGTCGGTTTCACCAGCCAAATAGAGGGTGATGGCCCCGGTCAGGAAGCTGCGGGCGTATGACCCGAGAATGGCTTTGTCTCTAGCGGTCATGGTTTTCAATGTGGCGGTCGATCTTGTTTTCTATTCGGTCGAGGCTGTCGGCGATGATGCCGTGGTCTTGGTGTTGCCTTTTGAAGCCACGGTGAATCCACGCCACAACAAGGCTGAACCCGCCAGAAATGAGAGCAATGAGAACGCCGTCAGCCATGTCATCACGGCGCCGGCGGGTATGGGTTTTCTAGTTTTACTTTGGCAACCGCTTCACGCCATTCGGCCTCGGTTGCATCACCGCGCTGCCACTTGAAAAACAGCGGGTCGGACTGTTGCTCGTAGGCGGTAAGGCGTGCGGCTTCGACAGCGACGACCTGTGTTTCATACTGCACTTGCGGCCACAATGCGTCTAGTTCGGCTTGAGTTGGTTTCGGACTATTGCTGTGCCATTCCAGCGTTGAATAATCGTTAGCGTCAATACTCCACAAACTGCCGGGGTATTTTATTGAAAGAACGACGGCATAATTTGTCATGCGCTGATCTCCATTACCGTAATTGTTGACGACGGCCTTGCCCAGTAGGCGAAGTTTCCATCGTTGCCTTGTTGGTTGCAGAAAATTGTGGCAGTTGCAGACAACGCATTAAACAACGCGATCTGATAGGTCTGGGCACTTGTCGAATTGGGGCTGTCGAGAAAATTAAATGTGTTAGCGGCTGCGCTTTGTACGTCTGTCGAATTTGTGTAGCTCAATCCGTTGATGGCGGTTCTGTTTCCAGCGGTAGTGCCACCACCAATCGCGGTGCCCCCACGTTTAAGGATTGTAGACAAAATTGGGTAATAGTTGGTGCTAAATAACAGGGTTCCGTGGATCGTTGCGGAAACCAAAATTTTGCTTGATGTAGCCGAAGGCGTAATTGATGCCGACAAACCAGTTACATCTACTGAGGTGCCAGCAGCTTGGGACGAACTAAAAATGTCTGTTTTAGTGGTGCTGACTATTTGCAACACGCGAAACGCGCCACGCAAATTGTTCATTTGACTTGCGGTCAAAATCTGACCAGTGGTAAACGAGTTAGGCAGGGTGGTGGGGGTCGCCATGGGTTCTAGCCTAGAACATTGAAGCTGTCGAGCGTGCCATACACGGGGTCATCAAGCAGCAGATTGTAGATGACGTCTGCGACGGCGGTGAAATACCGTGATGTGTGACCGCGGGCAAAGTCAATGCGGTGTTCCACCCCTTCCACGGTTAGGTCTTGGGCTAATTGGGTTGGGCTGCCGCCAACAAGGATTGATTTCTGAATTGCTACATAGTCGCCAATGTCAAGGATCGCAGCCGAGTCGCGTTGGCTAGTAGTTAGGGTGCCGTAAAACGTGGCCACGGATGTAAACCGCGGTTCGGCTGTGGGCTCCAGCAGGTAATTAGCAAGGGTTAGGGCGTCGCTGTTGTCGTGCAACAGGCTGCCGTCAATGTAAAGGGATTTAATAAAAAACTCAGTTTGGCTGGCTGTGTCATTTGCTAGTTGTTGGCTGCCGCCTGCTGGGGTGATCGCTACGCGGTTAACAATGTCTTCGGCTTGGAACGAAATTTCTAGGTCGTTGTATTTGGCTCCTGTGCCGTCGTCTTTAAAATACAGGTCGGGTGCGCCTGCTACGGCTCCAATGCGGTTTTGGCTAACCAGTACGCCGTCACGGTCAATAAAGATTCGGCCGCGTTCGGCCGAATAGGTGATGAAATCAAAATACGCTTTGACGTTGGTGCCTTCAGCGATTGCGTATGCGCTTGACCCGCCTAGTTCAACGGTGCCTGTTGCGATGTTGCGTGCTGCGCCTGTGGGGTAGTTAACGCCTGTTCGGTCAAGAATGGCATTAATTCGTGCCCCAGTAAATTCTTTGCTTGGCGTGTGCGCGGTAATGAACGTTTGTGCAAGCCGGTACATGTTGTCCACGCAAAACACGGTCACGGTGTCGAGGCCGTCAAGGGTGAACTGGTAGTCGTAATTGACAATAAAGCCCGTAAAAAGGTTTTGGGCGACGTTGCTGGCGTTGTAGCGAACCAGTTTTACGGCTCGACCCGGTGCTAACCCGGGGGTGCCCGCGGCTTGGTCGTAATACGGGTTGCTTGGATCATCGTCAAACGGGTTAAACACGCCATCGGCCAACGTGTCATTCAAGGTAAACGTCATGGTGCCGTTGGTAATGGCGTCGCCTTCATCCTCGCGCCCACGCTTTACATAAACGTTGGTGGTGCCTGATGCAACCGATGCGTAACTAGTGCTGCCGTCAAGCACATACTGCGTACTATCCAGCAATCCTTTGACCGGGTCGTCAAGGGTAAAGCCGTCAACGAGAAAGCCGACATCAACGAGCAGGTCATAGGTGCCCGCGTTTGGGATGGTTACGGCGGCCATCAGACGATCGCGATGTTTGCCGGGCCTTGCACTTGGTTGTATTGCCTAATTGCGTTGACGACCGCTTCACCGATTTCGGCTGATGTGCCTAGCCCGCCGTTGATGTTGACGTTAATTTCTTGGCGTACGCGGGGATTGTCAAGGCCTTGGCTAAAGAAGTCAGCGGCAGCCAGCCCCATGGCGTTAGGAGCCGCCAAGAGGCCACTAGGAGCCCCGCTAACGCGCGATCGGCTTGTACCCCCACCACCACCGCCCCCACCCGTGGCAACAGCCAAATTGGGCACCGCACCAGCCGGTATCGCCAAACCGCCACCAGCAGGCAAATTGCCTTCGCGTTCTGCCCTGATTGCTGCCATTGATGTGCCTTGGCCACCGCCACCAATTCGAGGCAAGCTGACTTCAGGGATGCTCGGAATGTCGCCAAATGGGTTAACGGCGTTTAGCCCGCGAATAACAAGGTTGATTGCGCTGATCCAGCCATTTGCCCACATTTCAACGCCAGCCAACATGAAATTAATCAGGTTGTTAACGCCTGTACGGAACCAGTCAAACTTGTTGTACGCGATCACCAGCCCCGAGACCAGCAGCGCGATGCCTGCCGCGATCGCACTGAACGGGTTGAGCATCATTGCAACGTTGACGGCCACAATCGCGGTGGCTACTGCGCCGATTGCGCCAGCAATTGCCAAAAACGCTTTTGGGTTGTTGGCAGCCCATGCCGCAAACTTTTGTAGCACGGGCAAAGCACGTTCAACGATGGGGAGCAATGCCGCGCCAACAGCCTCTTTGGTTTCGTTCATGGCTACGGTCAGCCGGGCAAACCCGCCTTGTGCTGTTTCAGCAAATGTTTGGGTTGCGCCACCAAAGGTGCCACCGAGCACCGACATGATCTGGTCAAGAGATGCGCCTTCCTTGATAAGCGCAGCCATTTCTGGGCTGAGGCTTCGCAAGCTCTTGTAGTTGCCTTCGTAAGCCATTGCCAGCGCACTGGCTACATCCACCAACGGGCGACCTGTAGCCGTTGCGATGTCTGTGACAAGGCTCATTTGTTGCAGCGAAACAGCAATATCGTCGGTGCCTCGGGTCAATGCCTCAAACGCTGGCCGCAGCTGGTCGTCGGCAATGCCAGTCGCCATGGACATTGCGCTAATGGATTTTTCAACGCTGGAAATTTGGGCGTCGGTTGCGCCCGTCACGTTGCGCAGGGTTAGGGCTAATTGGGCTTGGGCGGCGGCATCCTGCATTGCGGCTTGCGTGGCGTCGCCGAGGGCAACAGCCAAACCGCCAATAGCTGCGGTGGCTGGCAAAAACGCTTTTTTGACTAAGAAGCTTGCCTTTTGCCCGCTTGTTTCAAGTGACGCAAATTCGCGCTGGGCGCGCTCAATTCCCTTGCCGTCAAACTCGCTGATAATGGGTATGCGGATGCTCATTTGATGACCGTGATTCTGTTTTCAACTGTGGCGGCGGCTTCTTTAACGAGTTCCATCATGGCATCGGTAACAGCAGCCTGCTGGGATTCAGCCGCAGGCCACATGACGCGGGATGGTGTGCCAAACAACTGGCTAATGAACCGTGCGCCTTGGGCATTGGTTCCGTTGGCTTTGCCAGCCATGTCCACAATTGCCGCGGCTGGGTTTTTCTGAATAATCGTCAAAATGCTGGTCGCTCGACGCCCCGTGTCAATCTTGAATACCACGCCGCGTTGGGCATCGCGCTGGTTGTATGGGAATAGTTTGCGGCCGCGCTGGCTCCACATCCGCGCCATGCCTGACAGGTATTTGTCTGGGTAACGGCTTTTGGCTTCGTTAAGGATTGGTTCAGCAACTTTTTTGGCGTCACGGTTGAATTGTTTGCGCAGTTCAGGGTCAAACTGGCGTAATTCCTTAATGGTTTCTTTAACGCCGATTACTTCCACGTTGGTCATTTGCGCTGCTTCCGTTGCTCGTCAAGCACCTTAGCGACCGTGGCTAGATCAGCCATGTCAAATTCAATATGTGGCGGCCACCACCCGGTGCCCACTAGCAGTTCGGCTAGTGCTCGTCGGTTGGTTCCGCGGGGGTAGGGTTTTCCGTTTCCTCGCTTGCAACTTCAATGCTGTCAAGCTGGTTCAAGAAATCATCAAATGCTGCCGGTACCGCAACCTTGTGGGTTTTGCTGGCCTCAAACGCCAAATAGGCGATGTCCTCGATGCCCATACCATTGGCCATGTCTGAGGCTTTGCGCTTGAATTTGCGTTCCCACGCCACAATCGTGCCCAACGTGGTAGACACTTCTTGCGGCTCACCTTTGCGGGTGTAGCGAATAGTGATTTTCATGGCTCCCTTTCGTGTCGGGCCGAGCTAGTCAGCCGTGATTAGACGCTGGTGTCCTCGGAGAATACGCCGCCAGTGAACGTCACATCGATGGTGGACAGTGCACCGAGCTGCGCATTGAGCACGGGCAGCGACTCAAGGTATGCGCCAGTGACAATCAAGCCGGGGTTGGTGGCCGAGTCGGGTGGCGATGCTGGCTGGACACGCACCGTGGTCGTGGTGCCGACGAGTGATTTGAGCGTGGCGTAGGTCTCGGTTGCGGCATAGGACATGAGAAGCGTCAGGGTCAATTCGTTGTTTTGCAGGCCGCCCGTGTACTTGCGTGACGTATCACCAAACGCGGTTGCCTCAAGTGCCTCAACCGTGCGGGTCAAAACGGCCGCGGTGCACTGGTTGGTCAAATCAACGCTGTTGACGGTCACGACTGGATTCGACAAGTAAGTGGTTGTGCTCATTGGGGGCTACTCCTTCGGTTCTTTCTTGACTTTAGACTGTTTGGGTTTCTTTTGCGTGGATTCTTCTACGGGCTTAATAAAGCCGCCAGCGATCAGGCCAGCCACGTTGATGTTGTTAGCGGCTGCGCCTTCAATGTCGTATTCGGCACCGGGGCGACCAACGCGGGGGCTAACAACGACCCATTTCACGGGGTTTGCCCCAACATTTTGACGGTCAACTCGTAGGCGGGGGCGATCGTGCCACCCATGTCAAGGGTTACGGGCCGGCCGTCGGTCACCGCCACGTTCTTGTTCAGCACTTGGCTGACAACGTTCAGGATGTTCCGTAGGGCGTCCTCGTTGCCCGGGCCGACACCAATAATGGTGATAGGGAACGTGATGTCCACGGCTTTGTTGGTCCATGCGGTGAACGATGGGGCTTGGATCAGCACACAGTTCGGGACGATGTTCCGAGGGTCTGTTACCACGCGCAGGCCGGTTACGGTTTTCAGGAACGTGGACAGGTTGTTCAACGTTGTGTTGAACAGGTCGGTGTACGTTTGGACGGCCATCAGGCCACCTGCGGGCGATCAATCCCCAACAGCTGTTTGACGATCGGGGCCAACCCGACGACGGATGTGGTGCCCATGGCGTCAAACGACGCGAATTGGTCAATTGAGCCGCGCTGACGGTACAAGGCACCGCCATACATGATCGTGCCCAACTTGACGTCTTGCGATGGCACCGTGGTCAGGCTGTCCACATAGCCGGCTTCTACGCGGCGGCGATAACAGAACTGGTTAGCGGCGGCCGCGCAGATCGTCAGGAACGTAACGTCCGCGGTTACGGCTTGCGTTCCGTACAGCCAATCAGCGATGTCGTTTGCGACGATCCATGTGCACACGGGGTTGCTCGAGACGGTGCCGGTGGCCGCGGTGCGCTCCACATCGGCGGCCGTTTTGGCGTACAGCACTTGGTTGGCGATCGGCTCATCAAAGTCGTAGAGCAGGTCGCCTTCGTCGTCAACGCCTGTGTATCGGTATTGCGGCAACGCCCGGATGGTGTAGTTGCCGTTGAACGTGGCGTCCACGCCTGCGACCGTGATCGATTGGCCGACCTCCAGCTCCGCAGGGGTGAGGAGCTGAAGGACGGCGTAATCGTCGATCAGGTACTTGTTGGTGACCGTGTAAGTGGCCATGTTGTCGGCCTCCTAACGGCTTATCAGTTGCAGGCGATCTTGGACACCATGGTCGGGTCGGCGATGAACGTCGACACGTAACCGTAGTAGCTGAACTGGCGGCCGAGTTGCGACGGCACTTCCACGGACATGAGGCCGCGGATCTGCTCGTAGAACTCGATGGCCTGACCGCGGGCGAGAACCATGGTGCCGGCGGCAAAGTTCTTGTCAACGACGAGGTTCAGGCCAAGCGGGTTCAGCGTGTTGGTGGTGGTGATGTTCTGCGTGCCAAGACCGTTCACGCCCATCAGACCGGCGGCTGCCGCGTATGGGAAGATAGGTCGCTTGTCGGCGTCGAGCTGACGTGACAACTTGCGCCACACGTCTGCGGACACGAACAGGTGATCGGGCAAGAAGTTTGTGGCGTCGAGCTGTGACTCGGCAACTTCGTAGAGGCTGTCGATCAGGTCGCTCGGGTCGGTGGCGTTGAATGTCCACGTCACACCGCTGGTGCCGCCTTGTGCGACGATCTGGTCGGCGCAGAAGGCGTCGGATGCGATGAGGTACATTCCGGCGAGGTCGCGCAAAATGATTTCCATGGCGGCCGGGCTGGTGAAGTCAATGTCCTGAACTGACAGCTGGATCGTGCCCGAAAGCGTGGTCTTGCTCACCGAGTTGGACGCGATGACGGGGGTTTGTGCACCGCCTGCACCGTTGAGTTCGCCGGTTTGTGCGGCGACCGCGGTGTGCGTCGTCCACGTCGGACGGATGAACGTCTTGGACGATCCACCATCTGGGTATGCGCGTGCACCGACGGCCGCGACAACTGGACGGATGTAGTTCAGGTCGTCGAACACGGGTCCGAGCACAGGGATGGGGAGCAAGCCGGGCGTGTCGGTGGTGAGTACGTCACCCGCGGCGGCTTCAAGGGCCGACTGCTTGGCCTTGCGCGCTTCGACGAACGCTTCGTTGACTTTGCGGAACGTGTCGCCACCGATGTGCATCGCGGCGAGGTATTCGGCTGCCGATGGCATCTTGAACTCGCGGCGCGGCTGTGCGAACAGCGGCGTGGTGGGGATGGTCTCCTCGGCGGCTGCGGCTTCGATCTTGTCCATGTTGGGGGTCTCCTTTTCGGGGGTCACTTCTTGATTATTACTGACGGGAATGTCGTTTTGGTGGATGCTGGCAGCGATGTCGGTGATTTGTGCACCAGCGAACGCGGGCACCGGGACGAGGCTGAGCTCAATCCATTCGGCCTTTTTGACGACCATGGTGTCGCCGTCCATACGCCACTTGGTCGGGTTGATGCCGATGGAAACGCTGTCAAGGACGCCTTCCTGCGCAAGCGTCAGGGCTTCATCGCCTGCGACGGTCGCCGCGATCCGGGCCGAAAACAGCATCCCTTCCTCGGTTTCCACGCGCTCGGTGACGACGCCAACGGGCTGTGTCGAGTCGTGGTACATGAACAGTTTGGGGGCTTTGCCTTCGGTCGGAAGCGCGCCGGCCTCCACACGGATTTTTTCGCCACCCGTGACCGTGGCGTCTACGCCGTAAGGAACAGCGATGCCGCTAATCGTCCGTTTGCCCGTACCTTTGGCGGCCTCAAGCCAGACCTGTGCTTGCAGTTTGACGGGTTTGGCCGCCGCTTGCATTTCTTCCATGTCGTCCTCCTCCTCAATCTCTAATTCGCCGCCGGGCTCAATCCCTTCCTCGTTGCTGATCGCCACCATTTGGTCAATGGCGTCCTGCTTCATGAGGTGGCAACCTTGGATTTCCATTTCGGCAGTGACGACAGCCCAACCGGCACAATCCTCAGCGTCTTTCGTGATGTAGTACGGCATTAGTTCGCCAACCTTTCTTGCGTGTTTTCCTCTACGGGTTCATCGGCTTGGTCAGCGATAATCCCTTCGGTCAGGTAATCCGTCGGGTCAAATTCCACGTATGTGCCGCGGGGTAGCACGTTGTCCATGCTCAGGGTTTCAGCGATGGCTTCGGCGTACAGTTTGACGCCAAAGATGTAAAGGTCGGCGCGGGCCTGTTGGCTGGATTGGTACGAGTACGAGCCAGTAGACACACCCACCAGATAGGGCGGCACGTTGGCGAGGCGGGCGGCCTCAAGCGCGCTGTAGTTCGCGGACTCGATCAACAGCATTTTGTCGGGCGTCATGCTGGTCTCTTTGTATTCCACGAACTCGTTGAGCGCAGCGGTTTGGTTGGTGGCTCGAGCCGCGTTGAACGCCGAAGCCAGGTCGGCGAGTTCTTGCGCGCTCATGGGTTCCCCACCGCGCTGGTAGAGGGTGCCGGCCGGGATCGCCGATGCGGCGTTGCGGTTGCGCGCGGCCTCAATCTTGAGCGCGGTCTCAATCGCACCCGGTGCCGAATAGATCAGGCCTTGCGCTGGTGACAGGAACTGGACGAGGTTGTCGGGGTCAACCATGCCGCCATTGAAATACACCTCATTGGCTGGTGCGAACCAGACGGGGCCGGCCATTTGGGGTGTGGTGATGGAGCCGGCGGGCAAACGTGTGTAGGACGCTGGATAGCCGTCGGCGGTGCGTGATGTGATGTACCAGAACGCGCGCCCAAACATCATCAGGTCGTCAAGCGTCCACCCCATTAGGAACTGGTACGGCACGGTGGGGTCGGGTCGGCGCAACCATGAACGCGGATCGAGGTACACCTTTTCGCGGGTGCCGTCCATCCACCGCTCGTTATACATTCGCAGCGGCATTGACCCGATGACGGACTTGAACAGGTTAAGCGAACGCGAGATCGCGGGCACGGACACGGCACGGTTGCGGGCTTCACCTTCTTGGTATGAGTAATACTGACCGATCATTGACACACCGGCTTGGTTGCTGGTGTACCCGCCAGCCGCCGCGGCTTTCGCCGGCTCGGGGCTCACTGCGCCTTTGGTGATCGACTTGCTAAAGATGGCCATGTGTCTATGTTGCCCGATCTGATCGCGTTTTGGTGGCACCCCCCGTCGGTCGTGTCCGATCCCGACGAAAGGCAAGACGCAGGCGAGGGGTGCCTGCCGCGATGTTAGTGCCCGGCGACAACGATCATGGGTTTCCCGACGACGGCGGGTTTCGCGGCGAGCGCGGCGGCCCACACCATGCAGCGGGCTAACTCGATCGGGCCGGGTGACCGTTGCGACGACAACGCCATCGACCCTTGACTACGGACCGCGACCGCGCGTTGGACGTGCTCCGCGAGCATTTGTTCTCCGGTGTGCCGCAGGGTGCGTTCCTCAATCATGTTTTTTACCGCCGGCGTGTAGCGCAGTAGTTCGCCGTAGCCGACGACCTGATACCTGCGCTCAAGCGATGGGGGTAGGTGCAGCTCGATGGTCGGGCTGACCGCGAACTGGATTTTTGGGTCGGCGGCTAGTTCAGCGATTTTGGCGACGCATTGGGCGATGGTGTCAACGTGGAACGCGACCGTGACCCCGATGCGGCCGTCACCGAACGGCACGGCGCGCACCCCAAAATACCGTGAGTCGTCAAGGCTGGACTCCACAGCGATGACCCCACCCGGCGGTATCTCGTCAACCTGCAGCTCGGGCCATTGGCCGGGGCGCACCCAAGCCCGATCGGATGCCACCCACAGGTTGACCGATGCGCGCAGGAACGCTGCCCGGTCAGGTGACTGTGCTTCGGCGGCGATCGTGTCGGCTTGCAGGGTGTGACCGAGTGCCGGGTTGCCGTATGCCCACGCGGCTGGTGTCATCGGGTCAAGGTCGGGTGGCGGCGACCATTCGGCCATGTACAGCGGGCCTTGTTGGCCAGCGTCAATTTGCCGCAAACCCTGTTCGCGATAGCGCAGGAACACGGTTGAGGACTCGGTGCCGGCGGTGGACCACATTGCCATCAGCGGGTTTGGTCGGGCGCGCATGGTTGGCAGCAGGCCTTGGTCGATGGCGTCGGTGCTGATGTCCCAAACCTCGTCAGCGACCACAAGGTCAACGGACAAGCCGTGGCCGACCGATGGGCTAGCGGCCTTGACCAGCCACCTCGAGCCGTCCGGCATTCGCACCTCGTTACGCCCATACGCCCAAGTGACCTTCGCCCCAAACTGTGTTTCCAATAGTTCAGCCAGTTTGCGAAACAGCTCAACCGCGACGTCGAGCCGGTGCGCAGTCGACAGCACCGTCACGGGCGCGCCCCGCCGCAAAGGCTCCACGGTCAAGAAATACCCGACCAAGGTTGCGAGCGCGTGCGTCTTACCGTTCTGCCGGGCCGTAGACACCAACCCCATGCGATGCTGGAACCGGCCATCGGCACGCAACGCAGTCAAACCCGCCAACGCACGGGCCTGCCATGGCATCAACGTCATGCCCAAAAACCGTTCTGACCATCCCCCCAGCTCAGCCTCAAGCGAACCGTGCTCATCGCTCCAAGGCGTCTCCAATCTGGGCTGGTCCCGGCCAGTCTGCCCCAGTTCACCCAAATCAGGGCTGGTGGATACGGACGAGAT